GTCGCCGAAAAACAGCGAGGGGCGCTTCACCACCCTTTTTTATCGCGCGCATCAATGCAATGTGCCTATTGGTCATTGCTTCGACTGGATGATACCCGAACCTGGTCAACATCCCGTGTTTGAGGGAACCTATGCGAACCTTTGATTTTCCGATTGTCCCCACGTCGTAGGCTGGTACCCCCCTGACATTCGTCTTCATGGCTTTTCGCATGTAAGAATATCCTGGACGACCGGGCGTTCCTTTGACGACAATGCGTTTAGGAGTCAGGTGACGAATGTGGCTCTTTCGAAGATCTGAATGCATTTATATTTAATGAGAAAATTCTTGCATGTATCCTGAAGTGTACATTTTAATTTTATTATCGACGGATGCTCCAAAATCAAAGATATTTTCCTCGCAAATTATATTAAAAGTAGGGAACGAGTACGTGTAGCGAAGTTGCATGTTTGCATACAATAGACTGAGCGCGTAGGACTTAATGTCCTTTACGTTAACTATACAGTTGTCATAACTTATTTTTATAACTAAAACGTCCAACTTTCCGATAAAGGGCCCCCCGGGTGCTGTTTCTATTGCACCCCCGTCTATGTAATTCATCCCATCCTTCAGTTTTATACTAGAAAATAAAAAAGGTATTGCCACAGACGCGCAGACAGCTTCGATTACACTCATTTCTGGAGTAGAGTCAACGCTAAAATATTTTGTCTTTCCTATTTGTACACAATACGATGAAATATGTAATTTTACATTAAAAAAATTGAATAATTCTTTAAAAGTAATGTCACTCTTTCCCAATTCCTCTGTGCACATTGACGAAATTTGATTTTTAACATGACACAGGGAGATTAATCCATATTTGGTAACTAATGTTTTAATGTCGAGTTTCATGAGTTTTTTTATAGGTATTTTTAATGAAACTTCTAGAATTTTCTTAATGTCACCCTTGTACATGCAGTACATTAGACCAATAAGAGCACCGGCTGAAGCTCCGGAAATTTCTTCGAGGTCATTCAGTTTTCCAGTGTCTCTCAGTTTGGCAATTGTTCCTAGGTACATGTAAAACCCCATTGCTCCTGGGCCTATTACAAGGTTTTTTATCATTACTAATAGTATTCTGGAAATATTCCCCTTATAAACGCAAAAATAATTGCGTAAAAAAGAGAGTGAACAAGTGCAGCAGAAGCTCCCCCGCTCGTAGGAAACGAAAAAAATACACCCGGAGATAAAACCGTGAACAATAACGGGGTCATTATGAGATCAGTCCGCGTAATAGTAACCTTTGTTACAAATTTACATATTAAAATATAAAAAATTAAAAAAAGGAGAGCATGAAACCCGACCTGCACCCTGATGTTTTCATTTCTGGGAAAACCACCGGATAGCTCGGGGGTCATAATCGCGAAAAGTATAGATGGAACAAGGACTTTAGGCCCTGTCACGTCAAACATTACAATGAACGCTTATATTTTTTCTTATCCATTCGTAAAAAACCTGCTCTTCTACTCTCTCGGCTACTATTGAGATGTTCGAAACAATAATCCACAAATCTCGCTCGACGCGTGTAGGGCTCGTGTGCGAATGCGTGTAAGGTGGATACATTACAAATTCAACGAATAAAGGATATGTAATTTTTAAATTAATGTATTCTGAATTTGCATAATCTCTTATTTTTTCCCACGCATCCAGCAATTCTTCAGAATACCAGTCTTGCCAGTCTTCCGGGTGAAGAACTTCTGGTTCGTCGTCTGAATCATCAGAATCGTACGAAAGTTCGTATACATCCCAAAGTTTTGGCTTGGGGGTATCAAGCCCGAAGGATTCACTCTTAAAAACCATTTTCAAACCTTGAGTCCTGTAACTGTAACACCTTGCGAATCTTTAACTGGGGCGGCATCTAGTATGGCCTGGAATGCGCCCTCTACCTGGGCCTCGTTTCCACCGAAGAATGAGCTTAGACCCTTTTTAATGACATCTTTCGTCAGAGAACCCTTCTTCTTTGTTTTCTTAAAGTTTACTTTTATTTTGTCGTGAATTTTTATCGTGTCTATTTCGTTCCTGGCCATGTGTTCGGTTACAAACTTGCGAAGTTCTTTCTCACGCTCGTTGAGCAGTGTTAGATCTTTGCGAGCTGAAGCAAGTTGAGCTTTAAGAGCAATCCACTCCGTAGTTGCCGATTTAAACTCCATTTATATTAATTTTGAGGTTTTTTTGGTTAAAAAAACTCACTGATAGTCGTTATTTATGTCAAATTGTGGACGCATTATATCGGGAGGTATTGTGCTAAGGTTAAATATACTAACCGGATCGCGAGGATTCAGGGGCTCAGACCGATATTGGCGATTCGCATTCCGCAGAACACCTCCCAGAGTTTCTGGGTATCCAATTTGACTTCTAGGATCTAGATAATTCTGGCCTGAGAGAATAACACTGGGATCGTACTGTCCAAAGTCATCGGTCGAGACCACTTCACGGGGAATGAGAGCGGCTGATGAAATTCCCATAGTGTCTGTAGGAGGAGCAGTGGGTGGGGGTACAGGTGCTGGGTTAGCAACTGGAACATTAGACATCGTGTTCATTCCTGAAACCGCCGATGTCGAGTACGAACTTGACTTTCCCCTTGGAAGTAGAACAAGGATGAAGAATATTGCGGCAAGTAAAATTATAGCAAGACGCTTTTTTTCCATCTTATATATGATGGCGATAATTTTTTTGAGACTAGTCCATGTCGACATAATCAGATGGCTCGTCGGTCTCCTGTTCATCGACAGGTTCATCGTTAAAAAGATATGCTTGGGGCGGATTTAGTTTTGGTGGCGCCCTGACACGTACCTGGACGATTCTCCAGATAGGACCGAATGATTTTTTCAGAAACCACAAGCCTGATAGCTCCAGAACTACGTCACACAAAGCATCTACTTCAACCGCCTGAAGTTCCATTTGATTCTTCTGTGTATCAAATACAATCGTTCGCACCTGTCCCTTCACGGTAAGAAGGGATGCATCGAGAGATCCGTCAATAACGCTTTCCTGATACGCAGATGCAATCAGGTCGTCTGGGAGCTCCTTCCGGAACCATTCTGTTTTACATTCTTTTGCTTTTTCGATTATTTCAGAATCAACAGCTGAAAAAACGGACACGTCTTTCACTTTGAATGTGACATTTTTGTTTGTGAGAGATTCCTGGAGAACAACGCCGTTTACTTGATGCCTCACAGGGCCAATCTTGAGAAAATAACGACCGTTTGGTAACTTTTGGGGAGTTCCGTATTCCATTTATACCAATAAATAATATAGTCTTTATCTTAAATGACTACGTGCAGCTCAGAGTTTGTAATTAAAAATTGCGAGTGCCTCCCAGACCCGATGGACCCTTCTGATCACGTTTGCGGGTACGTAAACATTCAAAATGGACTCGTGTACCCGTGCGACCCTGGGTGCTGCAAGGGAAAGTGCAACAAGGCATTGACAGGTGTTCGATTTAAAATTGAACCGACCCAATATTCAGACATTTTACCTCCTGGATTTAATATAAATTTTCCACAGCCTGAAGCTCCGAGCCCTCCCGTTGCAGTCGCCCACGCAGATTTACCAATTTGGAAACTTATAATTGCATTATTAGTAGGTTTTTCATTAATGGTTGTTTTAGTGACTTAAAGATATACTCGTAATATTGAATATAATGGATCAGCTCGACCTATCAAATCTAATCAAGGAGATAAAGGCGCTTCGCCGCGACATGCGCAAGATTCGCCAAACTTTGGAAGATCCTACCGGTGAGAAGGCTAAGGAGCGTTCCAAGAATAACGGATTCAACAAGCCTCAAAAGATTTCTGAGAAGCTCCGAGCATTCCTTTCTCTGGGCCCAGACGAGCTCATGTCCCGGTCGCAGGTTACTCGTAAGATTAATGAATATGTAGAGGCAAAGGGCCTGAAGAACGGGCAGAAGATTAGTCTAGATTCGAGCCTCCGTGATCTACTTGTAGTTCCAGAGGGAACTGATGTTACGTTTTTGAACATTCAAAAGTTTATCAATCCTCATTACATTAAGGAGACCAAGACCGTCGAGCCTGTCGTCGTAGCAGAGGTTCCTAAAGAGAAGAAGATGCGCCCAAAGGTTGCAGTTAAACAGTAGACTATTTTATAGTGAAAATGGAAAACGCACCCGTAATATCAAGGGAATTTATTGACTCTCTTGTCGGGACAAAAATAAATGACATTAAAACGTATCAGCGCGCTTTCACTCACAAGAGTGCCCTGAAACGTTACAAGGACCTCGACGGATCATATGAAACGCTCGAGTTTATGGGGGATTCGGTTCTCGGATTTATTGTGACCAAGCATCTTTTTGACCTTTACGAAAAAGAGCAGGAGGGGTTTCTGACAAAGGCACGAACAAAGATGGTAAGGGGAAAGACGCTTTGCGAGATTTCCAAGGTTCTTGGGCTCGATAAAATGATTCTCATGGATGAAAAGGGCGAGAGGAACGGATGGAACACGAACGAACACATAATGGAAGACGTGTTCGAAGCTATTATAGGTGCAATATACATTGACCTTGGAATGGTTCATGCTAAAAATTTCATTCTCGAAAGTTTTAAAAAAGTTAAAATGTCTCTCATAGACGACAACTACAAAGATCAGCTCATGCGCTGGTGCCAGGCTCTAAAGTACCCCCTCCCAGATTATACCCTCACAGAAACAATAAACGGAACTTTTTGCATGTCAGTCTCGGTGAACAATTCTATAGAATCTTTTGGCTACGCGACAACAAAAAAACAGGCTGAACAGAATGCAGCAGAAATTATACTTAAGACTGACAGTCGTTTCAAGGGAAAGAATGTCCCTACTTCTGGAACGAGTAAGGGATCTCAAGGATGCGAAATATGACGAACAAAGGTCCGACGAGTGGTTGAAACTTCGAGAAGAAATGATAACTGCAAGCGATGTGGCGTCCGCGACAGGTGATAATCATTACGAAAGCATAGAAATGTTTATAAAAAAAAAGGTTTTAAAAACAAAGTGGGGGGGAAACGCTGCCACAGAACACGGGACGCTCTTGGAACCAATTGTTCGTAAAATGTATGACCAGAAATTTGAAAAAAATACGACGGAAATTGGACTAGTGATACACAGGGAGCACTCTTTTCTGGGAGGATCCGCCGACGGAATTACGGATGACGGTATTCTCGTCGAGATTAAATGTCCCCTCACAAGAAAAATAGAATCAAAGGTTCCAAAATATTACATGCCCCAGATACAACTCCTTTTAGAAATTCTAGACTTTGAGGATTGCGATTTCGTACAATACAAGCCTGCAAATTTAACTCCTGATAATTCTGAACAATTTGTAGTAGTTAGGGTAAAAAGAGATAGGGAATGGTTTAAAGAAAAACTTCCACTCTTGCAAAAAGTATGGAAAAGAATTCTCAAAGCTAGGGAAACTGGTCTCTGCGAATTGGAAGACGATGAACCTTACATTAAGAAAAGTGTCGTGTATAATTTAAAAGATGACGATGTGTCGTCACAAAATGAAAATTCTCAAGTGTAATGAATGTAATGGAATGTTTTGTCCATCTTGTATTCAACTTGAGATTCACAAATGTTCTTTTTTGGATAATAAAATAAAAACAGAACGAGAAATTCTCGAAAAAAATTTAGTAAAGGTTGTTGCTCTTAAAATTCAACCCATCTGATGAAATACAGAACCAAGATTGCGATTATAATTATAATCATAAAATCTTGGTCTTTATTCGCGTGACCGTTCCAGTCCCATATTGTCGTTGCAACACACCCGGACGGTGCGTCTTCTTTAACCATATTCAGACCCGGGCGATACCACGTCGTTGTCACCGTGTCTGGGTACTCGAACATTCTCGCGGGAAATCCCATGAACGGGGCGGTGCTCGGGGCTACTTCGTTAACAATCATGGGACCTGACCTATTAACGTGGTCTGGGGTAAAATGAGAAAGGTCGAGATCTGATTCCAGGCATGTTGGGCATTCGTCGCGCTCGACTATGAACGTGTTATCCGGGCCGCCGTAAAATCCGCCGTTAGAAGTCGTCCCAAATGTCCCCGTAGATGTGAATGGATTAATGCGATCGATGTGAAGGTTGTCATCTATCATCGCGGCTGTTGCCATTAATAAACTCGTATATTTTTTTCCGCTGAATATTTTTTGTTATGAACTTTAGTTTTGTGAAGTTCCCACATTTCATCGAGATCTACATTTAACATGTACGCGAGTTGAAAAAGGTAACTGAAAACATCCCCCATTTCCATAACCACATCAATTCCCCTATCCTTTTTTATGTTTGTCTTTTTGTATAAATGTTGATTCTGACGAATAGCGCTTGCTAGCTCACCGTTCTCCTCGGTGTACAGCATCCATACGTTGCTTATAGAAGCCTTGTCCCATCCTTTCTTTTTGCAGATTTCCGCAGTTTCATCGCGGTACCGGTTCATCTTGGAATATTAATGATGTAAACCCTTAAGCTACTTTAGCTATACTTGCAAGAGGTTTTTGATATTTAATAACTAGTAAAAGTGAAGCGAACAACATTAGAATGTCTATACCCTGTACCCAATTCTTCACGTTTTTTTCGTCTCTCACTTTTGTTGCAACCCATGGCTCGATTATTGCACTTCCGAGTAATTTAATTATCCTTTCTAGAATAAAAAAAATTAAAAATCCAATTAAAATATCGTCAAGAGATCGCATCTATAGTTATCTGGGATTAATTCCGTACCTGTCGTTTATAGGAAGTTTATTTCCGTACGTACTGGTATTTATAGGAGATTTTAGCGGGACAGGGTTCGTAGAGATGTCCTGGAGGTATGAAATCTGCTGAAGAACACCGGTAAGAACAAACTGACTTGCCTCATCGACCACCTTGCTGTTCATTTGATCCACGTTCTCTCGAACTCCAGTGTACTCGTTGCTGGCCATGTTTATGTAAACCTTACGCATGAGACCCTGAATGTCTGCATCGTTCTGTTTGTCAATCGTATACCCTGTTTTATTTTTAATTACTGAAATTAAATTATTGTGAATTGTTTCCCTGTTGAAATCTGAGAAAAATGCATTTGATAACGGAGTTGAAACAAGGCGCGTAGACATTGTAATAGTCTGATAAAAAAATAATCGCTCTATATCTCAAATGAAAGTCATTAAGAGAAATGGTCTATCGGGAGAAATGTTGTTCGACAAGGTTACACGGAGGATTCAAAAGTTGAATGATGCACCAGAATTCGAGCCCCTCCCAGGTGTTTCACCCGCAAAGGTTGCTCAAAAGGTGTTTTCTTCAATGTACGACGGAATATCCACGTCAGATATTGATATACTGAGTGCAGAGGTTGCAATCGGAATGATTACAGAAAATCCAAATTATGAAATTTTAGCAATGAGAATTACAGTTTCAAATCTTCAAAAAACGTGTCCAAAAACTTTCAGTGACTCAATGTTAAAATTGTATTCAAACGGTATAGTCTCGTATTCTTTCATGAAGGACATCGTACTCGATATTGACACGTGGATTGACCACTCTCGTGATTATTTGTTTGGGTATTTCGGTATCAAGACTCTTCAGAAGGGATACCTTAATGAGGGAGAGACCCCACAGTATCTCTTCATGCGGGTCGCACTGGGAATCCACGGACGGGACCTTGTCCGCGTTCGAGAAACCTATGATTTAATGTCTCAAAAATATTTCACTCATGCCACCCCCACCCTTTTCAACGCCGGAACAAAGAGACCCCAGATGTCTAGCTGTTTTCTAGTGGCTATGAAGGACGATTCTATCGACGGAATATTCGAAACTCTCAAGGAATGTGCTCACATTTCAAAGTTGTCGGGTGGCATCGGAATCCACTGTTCAAATATTAGATCAAACGGTTCTGTAATCAAGGGCACGAACGGCGTGGCAGATGGCATAATTCCTATGCTCAGGGTTTTCAACAATACTGCGAGGTACGTGAACCAGGGGGGTGGTAAGCGAAAGGGATCTTTTGCAATTTACTTGGAACCGTGGCATTCAGATATTTTCGAATTTCTGGAGCTGCGCCTCAACCAGGGTGACGAGGAGGCTCGATGCCGAGATTTGTTCACCGCCCTTTGGATTCCTGACCTGTTCATGGAGAGGGTCGAAGAAGACGGGGTCTGGCATCTCATGTGCCCCAACGAATGTCCGGGCCTGCAAGATGCATGGGGCGAGTCGTTTGTCAAACTTTACGACT